CGTCTTGCGATGTACCACCATCAACTAATGCGGTGTCACCACTAAAAGTACCACAACTACCAGTAACAACATTATAAGGTTCGTAATAGTTTTCACCTTGTGAACCACCAGATCTCATATAATTAACCCTCATATTAGTTATAACATTACCATTAGTTTCAGGTACAAACGTACTAAATCTTTGGCAGAAATATTGTCTAATATCGGTGTCAACATCAACATAAGCCGTACAACTACCACACTCTAAACCAGTATCATTCAAATCAAATAATTCTGTACCAACCTGTGCTTCTGTTAATGAAGCTCTAATATTCATACACCTAACACCAGTACAACCAAAGTCTATATACGCACTTAAATTAATATTACCTTCTTTTTCTTTTAAAATATAATCTGCAGTCACACCATCAGGTATGTCTTTATTTTTACCAACACTTAATTCTTCTTCACTAACCCTATATGTAGTTGGTTCTAATTGATCCATAATAAATGGTGCCTCATCAATATCACAAAAAACTGAACTACCCAATTCCGTTATATTGGTTGGGAAAAACATATTTTTCTTATAGTGAGTTCCATTAAAATTACCTTTATTACCTCCATCTTCTTCACTATCACCTTCATCTTTTATGGATGCATAATAGATTTCACCATCTTCCCATTTAACAATACCTCTATAGTTAGGGTCAATATTATAACCATACTCATCACATTCACAATCCGCACTATTCTTATTACAAGCTGCGGCACCTTGACCTGCACAAGGTAAATCACAAACATCTTTTTCTTCACTCTCGATATTCGTATCACCTAAACCAGTATCACTAGATCCATTAGAGGATTTTATTGGTTTACAATCACTTAAATCTGTTTTTGTGTATTCTTCTTTTTCTAATAAGAAATTCTTTTTACATTTATTTCTTTGATGTCCATGTCCACCTACATTTTCCCATACACTAATCTTTTTACCATCACCATCTGATCCAGCACCAATTTTAATATATTTAGGTTTTCCATGTTCACCAGGTACTTTTTTAATTTTAACCTTAATATACTTACCCGTATTACCTATTTCTACACCATCACCAGTTGTCTCACCCGTAGGACAATTACCAGCAGAATCACAATACTCTTCTAATGTAAATGTACAACCTTTTGATATGTCGTCAACATAATTACCTTTAAACTCAATAGTCTTATAAACTTGATTAACATCTTCATACCATTGTTTAGCACTGATTCTTTTAGGTAAATTAACTTTACAACCTTCGAAGGTAAAATCTACTTTACCACCCTTTCTTACCTTAACTGAATATAATTCTTCTTTATCAGGATGTTGGTAATCCGGTTCATTTTTTCCACCATCACAATCATAATCACAAAAAGAATCTTTCTTAATTTGACCTTGACCTCTTTTTAATGATTTTCCTTTAGCAGCTTTCTTAGCTCTTTTAACTTTAAGTTTTCTCTTAATAAGTGGGAAATATAAAGATCCATTCATCCAATCATTATAAAACTCAAAATCCAACATATTAAAGAATAAAGCTATAGCTTCTAACCTACAAGATACCCAATCTGATATTGGTTGGAAGTAATTACCTTTACAATCTTTACATAATGTAATTAAATCACTAGTACACCTACCAACACCGAATAATTGTGGTTTTATTGTTAAATCTTGTTCAGGACAACTAAGTTTAATCAATGGTATTGTCTCACAACAACCAGCTAAACAATCTTTCTGACATTGTTTTTTTGTACAATCATCCCCATCATCATCAATCTTTTCATTATCCTCACAATCTTTACAACCACTACAACATTTTTCATTAATACCTGTACCAGATCCACCACCAAATGCACAATTTTTATCAGATTTAGTATTTTCTAATTCACCACCATAACCTAAAGCCCTTAGACAACCAATTTTAACTTCATCTATACCATCACCCTTTTTACAATTACAATCTGATGTAGAAACACATTTAAATACTTTTACCGATTTATCATCAATGTCATTTTCAGCTTCTGCTCTGGCTCGATCATTTGAGGTATTTATTTGTCCCTCATTTGGACTATTACCATCGAAATAATCACAACCTTCTTCTTTTGATCCTAAAACACTACTATCACCCGCAAAATATTTTTGATTTGGGGTTAAACCTTGTCCAATACATTCTGTAGGTATTGTTGATGGGGTTGTGAATACTGCCCTTTTTAAACATTTACCCTGGTCAGTTTTTGAGGGTCTATTCCACTTATATTTATAAACTTTTCCAGGTGTTGGGGGTGTACAATTTAAACCAGCTTCACCACATTCATCATCATTAGAACAAGAGTTACATAACCCTTTAACAACACAGATTTGTTTTAATTCGAATAAAACCTTAATACATGTACCTAGAATATTTATTGCAAAACCACTTTCATTATCGCATTTTTCACATTTAGTATCGTCACAATTATCAATTTTATATAAAACATTTGGTCTATCATCTTCAATACCTGTAGCAGTTCCATTTGACCACCAATCTAATATTCTTCTACACCCATCTTGTTTACTCTCATCACCATGATTACTTGCACAAGTTGGGTCAGTGTAGTAATATCTACTACTACCACCCCTATACCATTCATAACCATCACCAGGTAATCTAGAACCCGTACTTGGCCATTCGTCATTCCACTCGACTTTTTCCATCTGTTCATTAGTTGGGTTTTCATTATCAGAATTAACCCAACATTTGGTACTTCCTTCAACATTTATTAAATCACCACCATCACCATCAGCATTGTCTGCACTTAGTAATTTTTTACCAAAAGAACCTATATTTTTCCAACCACCATCATATTCCTTTAATAGATACCTCCTCTTAACCCTTTTACCATTATCTGTTGCACTAATTTCAAGGCAAGGAAATGGTATTCTAATCTCACATATATTACTAATTATACTATTAATAACTTGTATAAGTGAATTAATAAACCCAACAAAAAAAGCAAATAATGTCAATATAAAACATAAAATACTATAGATTGCATTTATTTTGGTGAATAACCTATTAAATGGTAATTTATTCACACCTACCGCATCAGAAATATTCTTAAAACCAATGAAATTTTTATTCTTATCATTTTTATTTGGTTGGTGTCTAGGTATATATTGTCTAATGGTATATACTTTCTTCCATCTAAATGTAAAAAAGTCTTCTAAATAATTATACTGATTTAAAGGTCCGTTATTATTATCATAACTTAATTGATCATTTACCTTAAATATAGGTTCACCAGCATCCTCAGCATTTGTTAAGTCAATTTTACTAAACTCACCAAACTTATAGTTGTTAGTCATATTAGGTACTAATAACTTAGCCCTAGTTCTTTTCTTTTTATCGTCTTTATTAGGATCCATAGATATTCTAAATCTATAATCCGCCTCTGAAGCAATACCTCTTTTACCATCAGGACTAGGTACTAACGCACCTGTCTCATCTGTAACCAATTTTCTCATTGTCATTGGTACTTGTATAGCCCAGTTACCATTTTCATCCACAGCATCCTCTGGTATATCTTTACTTAAAACAATTTCACCATCTGTTGTACGTGTAATTGCCTCAATTTTACCGGCACCAGTAATGAGATCACCCATCTCACCCATTTTCTTTCTAGGTCTACAATTCTTACTTAAAGCATCATTTTCATTGTCTGAAAACATACTACCCATAAAAATCGCAGTAGGTGTTAACGTATATTGTGTGACACTATAATCAAATCTAGTAATACCAAACTCAGTACCTTGACTTATGTCATCCGCCCAAAATGGTAATACCTCCACAGATGATGAAGTGGATATAACTTGTGGTAACTCATCTAATTTATCACTACTTTTAAATTTAAACTTACTTTCAAACTTTTCTTCAGGTATACCTTGTGACATTAATTCATAAGGTCTTGCCGATAAAAACCCAATATCACTAACATCCACATCAATAAAGACTTGTTGTGAACCCACAGGTACACCAAAAAACATATAATCACCCGATTCGTTTGTTGTGGTTGTAAACTTATAATACTTATCATAAACCTCAACCATTGTTGGGCTATCTAATATTTGTCTTTTATCTGGAAATGTTCCTGTTGGTGTATGATCTATGTGTTGTTGTTTTCTAGGTAATAAATTATACCTAACACCATTACTATTTAAATCCTCTAAACTTTTATATGGATATAATTGTGAAATTATTTCATTTTCTTGATCTTCAGTGCTTAAAGGTATGAATATAGATACTTTGGCATTTTTTAAACCAAAACCATTATTTATGTCTATTCTACCAGCAACTACACCATAATTAGCATTAAAACTTCTATACAAGTCTTCTTGATCAATACTTAAACTCAATATTTTTAATTGGTTAAAGTCTTGATCTAATTTTACTCTTATGTAGTTATCATCACCACCTGGTTTTGTCCTTATTCTAATTGACTTATTAGACATAAATTATGTTTATTCATTGTCGTTATCTTTATTAGTTTTTTCTACTAATTCTACACCTTCTAACACTTCTTCACCAGTGTATTCTGTTTTTTGTTTAACTTCTACTGATTCAAATACATCAATATCGTTTAACTCACTATCACCACTATACCCTCTGTTTTTATCAAACTCTCTTTTTCTAGCCTTTTCTTTTATATTTTTTCTAATTGTTTTCCACTTAGCCTTAGGGTAAGTTAAAACCTTAAATAAAGTATTAAATGTCAACCCACCATCACCATTTCTAGTGAAGAAAAACATTTTAAAAATATAGCCGATTAAATAAAGGGATAATAATGGTAATGCAACCACTACCGCAACAAAAGTAATTAATTTAAGGAAAAAATTTTGTGGTCCAATTTCACTAATCCCAGATAAAATATTTGCACCCATACCTTTGTTAGGTGATTCACTATTACCACCTTCTACGTTTTCAAAAGTAACATCTTTTACTTTTTTACCATTTTTGTTTTGTCTGTTTTTTGATTTACATGAACTACAACCCATAATACTATTTTTTACTCTAAAACTAATTATATCTCTATAAAACTAAATACTATGTTGTCTTAATTCTTACCTTAATATCTTGATTTGGGAATTTAACCTCAAACATAGCATTAGGTTCACCAAATAATGTGTATAAACCTAATAAATCTATTTGTCTTGTATCTTCATCCAAATATGGTTGAGCGATTTCATTAACCGAATACTTCTCACCACCCACTTTATTGTAAACCCTTAAATCAATAACATTAAGAACTTGCCCAACATTATTTATATTTTCTATTAATTGAGATAAATAGATGTTATCACCCATATCCCACTTATTGATATCCATATATTCTCTAATCACATTAGAAACACCACCAACAACTTCAGATTTAGATGCCCCTTTCTCAACGAATAAATCCACCTCAAAACCTAAGTTTAAAACTTTACCATCCCCAATATCTATATAATCATTTAACATTCTATAGTCAGAAAGGTATTCTGAAATATTTTCTTTTAATGTTGTTGTTAATCTATTACTTAATTTAGTGTTTTCATCCAACGCCAATACAGAAACCATAATTTTATTTCTTTCTTCCCATACACCACATCTGAATGGTACACCGAATTTACCTGGCATTAAATCAATTCTACTTTTATAGTCTTTAATTGTAACCGCTCTATTTTGTGATGCAAAATTATATTTAATTAAATTTCTTAATTCTTCTACTGAAGGTGTTCCTTTACCACCAATTGCAGGAATTGGGTTGTTTACCCTTACACTATCCCTAACAGCTTTATTAATCGATTGTTGATCACCATTAACAATAACATTGGTTGTACCTAAACCATTAATTGAGTTAACCCCTATGTTACTATCATTACCACCACCAACTCTATACTTAATGAATAGTGTTGTGCCAGCACTAGGTATCTCTCCCAAAGATAAATTGTTGATAAAATTACCCACTCTATCAATTTGTCCTTGACAACCAACAAAATCATTCAATGATGAAGTATCTTGATCCCCTCCACCTAATATAATTTTACAGAATCCATTGTCTGTAAACTCTTTAATAAATCTTTTTGGTACATTTTCCCATTTACCAGGTCTTACACCACTATTATCTGTTAAAGTATTATCATCCTCAACAAACATCTGTGCCTGTGCCAATGCTTCAACCTCAAAGAAGTTATTTTCAAACACCGCAAACTCTTCGTTTGATGGTACTGTCGTAAGGTTTGTACCCTCAACTTGTAATATATTCTCTATTGATAAAACATTTGTTTCTGGTAGTATAATCTCTAAAAATGGTCTGTAATCTTCTCTACTAATCACTCTTTTGAATGTTTTAGTAAAACCATTTAAACATATTTCTCTTTTTGTTAATGTATAATTCTCAATTAACCCATCACCATTAATATTTGGTATAATTAATCTGTTAGGGATACCACCTGTCGTAAAAGGTGAAGAGAAATCACAATCTTCTACCAATTCAAATACCTTACCAGCACCAGTCGCTTGTGATCCCTTACTTATAATAGGTGCGTATGATAAATTAAAACTATCACCATCCACAGGAACTGTTACCGACCAATCTATAATTGTAATACTAGGTCTGTTTCCCGGTATATTTAACCCAAATGTTCTTGCAAGTTCCAATAAGGATGACCTTTCTTGCATATAACTGATTTGAGTTTCATTAAATGTCCTATCAGTATGGTATGATAACATATCACCTACCGCAGCGTTTAACTCTAATAACATCATCCCCACAGATGCGTCATTAAAATCAGAATAGACATCTGGATAATATTGTTTAACAAAACCAACTAATTCACTTCTTACTTCAGCGAAATTTCTAGCGTTATAATCTATTTTTCTTGCCATATTATTACTTTATAATAATAAATATCATTATAATAAAAATTTGTTTTTTTTAAATAATATCAATATATTGTAATTATAAACAACAAAGTCAATAAATCTATGAAAAAACTAATCACAACAATAATTTTAATCTTCACATTAACTAACGCGTATTCTACTGAACCATCAGATACTTTACACCCATTTTATATAGATTCATTAGGACAAGTAAAATTAACTGAATATGATATCGATTTTTTACAACAACTAGTTTTTAAAAAATATAATGAATATAGGGTTAAAAATGGTTTAAACACCTGTGAATGGTTCGAAGACTCTATAAACGGGTCTTACCAACATTCAAAATATATAGCAGAAAAAGACGTTAATAATGAAGGAAACCTATTTCACGCAAAAACTGTTAGAGAAAATTGCCACTGGCGTTTTGGTTTTGGTGGTACATTAGAAATATATAATAATAACCATATCGAAAAATATTATAGTGGACAAACTTATGATGGGTTATCAACATCCATATTAGAAAGTTGGATAGATTCTAAACCCCATAATGAAAATCTTCTAAATAAGTCTAACACCCATTTTGAAGTAGGTGTATTCATTAAAGAAGAATATAATAAAGGGTATAAAGAGGCAGTATACCTCGATGATGAAAAATTTCTTTTAATTCAAGATTCACATTATTACCACAAAAGAAAATGTTATGGATTATATGCAACGGCTAGATTTTACTAGAATGTTATTTCTACCGTATCTTGACTATTAAATACACCTTCTGTTATTGTAAATGATAAAATTACTTTTATAGACTCCTCAATATCCATATTCTCAAACTTTATTTCATTAATTTGTAAGTTTGGTAAATACGCTTTAATATTTTGATTTAAATTATCTTTAATTTCATCATGTGTGATTTTATCATTTGGTTCAAAAATATATTTCTTTAAATCACTACCAAAATCTGGCAAATAAAGTCTTTCTCCTTTATTTGTTAATAAAAGATGTAATAAATCAGATCTAACCGCATCTCTAGATGTTTCAGTCATATCTAAGTAATACCCTTTATCACTATCCTTAAAGGGAAAATTTATGTTTATCGAACCCATATCGTTTAAGTTTTATATTCCCATTTATAACCACCCGCAGTTTTTTTCTTTCCAGTACAAACCTGAGAGATATTACTAACATTTATATTAAAATATTCACCAGCCATAGTTAGAGATTCCCACTCTTTTATTAAATTACCTTTTTTATCTATTTGTAAAACTTTCTTCCTAAGTTTTTTTAATGTTTCTTCACTATGTTTTTTACCTTTCCTATGACTAGGTTTACCTTTTTTAGCCTCACTCAACTTTCTTCTCCACTCTTCACTAAATTTCTTACCCTTATTATACCCAATACACCCTTTTTTCTTTTCAGACATCTTTTTTTTACTTTCTTCAGTATGTTTTTTACCTAACATATTGGTATTACCTTTATTTCTATTAGATAACCATTTACTAAATTCTTCAGAATGTTTGATGATACCTCCACCACCATTATTACTATTTACCAACTCAAAACCCCAATTTCTAAACAAACTAATATAAAAGCATTCCCAAAACTTCCATTCGTCTTGTGGTACCACATCAATAATAACAGATTTTATACCATAGTTTTTAGATGAAATCCACGTTGTTCTTTTATTCTTATATGGGTTAGTCTTAGACTCATATATATGCTTACTTAACCTATAATTAAGTTTCTTTGTGGTTACACCAATATATCTGATGTTATCAACATCATCAATACTAACTAACCCATATATATTTATAGTCCTTCCTTCTGCCATTTGTATATAAATATTATAAAATAGATTTTATTAAACATAAAAAAAGTGCAGACACTGCCTGCACTTTATCATCTTTGTTTTGGTTTAATAATTAATAATATTCATAACTTAGATGATTATCATGATATTCAAATCTACTAACACTTAGTTCAGTATCATTAGTAGGGATAAAAACATTACTACATTCACTATGTGTGGTTGGTGTTATGTCTATGTATTTTTCACCTTTTTTGACAACAGAATGGGTAACCCCAACAAAATTACTTTTACCCACTTCTTTTAATATATAATAACCTATAACTCTTTCACCACCATACTTAGAGATATATTTAATTACATTATTATGACAATCATTTATTTTACATAATGGCTTTGGTGTAATCTCTATCTCAATAGGGTTTTGAAAATTGTGGAAAGACAAAAACTCCCGTAAATCTTTATCATCTACGGGAGGTATTATTGTATTTGTTATATTTTGGTTAAAAATCAAAGTCATCAAATGCGCTGTCATTTAAGTCTGATTTAACA